ACAATCGGGAATGTTTTAACTTCCATTGCAAATCCATGACCAGTAGCCCCGGTAGGAATTTCAGCACCAAGATTAAAACATTCAGTAGCATCACCAATATAAATGCCAGGAATTACACTGAAAGACATAGACTCATCGGCGGTTAGTGCCATATATTCCAATGGTAGATTTGTGAGTCCATATGGATATCCAGAGGCTGCATTAGGATTAATAGGGGGTAGTAGTTTAAACCATGGTTGAGGGCCTGCCACTGATCGCACCCATACTGCGCCTTGTTCTTGATAAAATTGCGTTGTTCCTAATTGTAGCAAAGTGAATCCGTTTGTACCAGTAGCACCTGATGGTGAATCGGTGGGTAATGAAACACCAGGCGCACCAGTATATGCTTTTATCACATTGTCTGGAGCAGATGAATCAATGAGACTGCTAAAAGTAGTATTACCCGGCAAAGTCGTTTGAATTATGTTTGTGCTATCGTACATATATTTTCCTTTAAAAGGAAAAGTATAGCACAATTGCATGTGGAAATAAAGAAAGAGTGGGACCCACTCTTTCTTTATTTATTATGTGAATAATGCTAAATTGATATTTCCAGACAATCTAATTAAATTATATGAAAATGGTACTTCATGAAGTCCATCACCTGTCATCGCTGCTGTCGCTGATCCATCACCGACATTCTTCCAGATGCCCGAATTTCTTGCAGTTTCCATAATATCAGCTATTTCAAAATATTGCCATAATGGAGATGGTTTAGTCCGTATCCAATCATTTAATGCAGTACGAGTACTATTGAAGCCATCGACTGTCTGATTGACTGCTGTAGCCCATGAATCTGATGAGGCGGTCTTGGGAGGAATCGTTGATTGCGATACTCTTTGAGACGGAAAGTAACCATACGCCGTCGTCAATTGCCCTTCTATTGTTGCGGCTGTTCGGCCAGCAGATACATCATTGATACCGTATTCGAAATGAACGTATTGATGGTCTGAGGCTAAGGCAGCTCGTAATGCATGATTGGTTGTAAATTGCAGAATGGTATCTGATTCACATCCAATATTTGCATATGGAAGACCATAATCAAGTGTTCGTGCAATTTCGCCCACACCCCAATAACCAAGATTAGTATTCTCAGATGCTGGCGCAGTAGAAGTAGTAGAATCTATCTTACCTGACAGGCGACTATCGCCATATAGAATTACACTAGGCACAGATGATACGCCCTTAATTGCTAAGGGATATATATTTGGCGCTCCAGAAGTACCAGAAGAACCCGTGGTAGCTCCAGTAAAATTCAGCAACCAGGGATCATTTGTTCCCATCGCTGCTGATGTTGCCCAATATGCAGTAGCATCTGAACCACCTGCAACTGTACTAGCTGAAACAGGAATAGCTAGAGGAGTGCCGGAGGCTGAAACAACAATTAAGTGAATCTTAAATTTTGCTCCATGCGGAATTCCGATGCCTAATAGGTCAGATTCAATGGTAGATCCACCAGTAGCTGTACCGAATCTAGCATGAGGTGTTCCTTGAACAGCAGACCATTCAAACATATTGAAATTGCCATTGGGATATTCAAGAGACGCGTAGTAGTTTAATGTTCCAGAATTTGTCCAGGAACTAAATTCATTCACATTGTTAGCATACCAGTTACCGTACTTAACGGTGATACCATTTACAGTACTACCTTGATTAATGTGTTCTGTCAGACTTTTAAATGCATACGCAGTGGATGTGACCCATGTTTGATAATTATGTCGGCATCTAGTGGCAATATTTCGCATAGTACCAGCCGCACCACCGGATCCAGCATACGACTTACCTGCAGGCCAAGACCCGCTTGCCTTCGGTCCATACATTATTTGAGCAGTAGGATCATTTGCATAGTCGCCATTGTTACCAGTCCCATTTGAAGGCGCACCACTAGTAGTTAGCATAGTATTACCGCTTCCACCTGCTGGCCCAACTAAACTAGTTCCAGAACCCCAAGCTCCAGCTGACTTAGCGCCATAAAGCATGTTACCTGCAGTATCAATATAGAAGTCGCCGTTGTTACCTACGCCAGACCCTGGCACGCCAGTACCATGATTTACAGTATTACCGTTAGTTCCATTACTGCCTGCAGATCCAGCTGACCCTTGTGGACCCACAATAGCAATTCCAGAAGGCCAAACACCTCCTGCTCTAGGACCATAAAGATTGTGCGCAGTAGTATCGATATAGAAATCACCATCAATACCTAATGAATTTAAAGGAGCACCAGTACCATTACGGAGAACATTACCTCCACCACCTCCACCACCTGCACCATTATACAAATCAGTGAAATTAGCAGTAGTATTTGCAATCAACGTCGCTAGTTGTTGATTGAGTAATATTTGTTGATCAAGTAAGGGACTACCGGTCCCATTTGGCACCGAAGGCGGTGGTGTTATAGGTTTTTGTGACATTTAAATGACCTCGTTAGTCGTATAATTTTTATTGTATTTCTTTATTACTTAGTAACTTGGATACCACTTTAGAGTAGCAGAATCGTAAGTCATTGTTAGAGTCTTACTTACTACAGCAGTGGATGCCAATGCAATATTACCTGCAGTAGTGGTTGTAAAGATACCCTTAGGAATGATTGTAATCTGTCCACCATTTGTTGCCATAGTTCCAGGGGGTGTTATATTAACAATCGCAGTAGTTCCAGACACAAACAAAATGTTTGTTGCGGGGGCAATAGTTGAAGCACTTGCAATAGTAGGAGGAGCTACAGTAGTTCCAGAATACAATTCAGTAAAGTTAGCAGCAGCATTATTAGCTAAAGCAGCAAGTTGCTGATTAAATGCGATTTGTTGATCAAGCATGGGACTTCCGGTTCCATTTGCTACGACTTGAGTTGTAAGTGATTTTTGTGACATAGTGATAACCTCGAAATTGGTAAATGTATTTAGTAAATAATCTTCAAAAATTGAACAAGCATATATCGGTAAATACTTGATATTGATGAGAAATTATATATGCCAAAGTTAAGTCTATGGAAACAGGGAGACCATTCTGCAGATTATCGTTTTATTGACAAGCAGATAAGAGGCATGCTCACTGCTGGCGGAACTGGTTGCTTAATTCACAAATATCTAGGCCCACAAAATCCAGCTACACCTACAGATAATCCTGCAGTTCCTACGTATCCTACACAATCAGAAACTAATATTCAGGACATGCTTTTCTTGGAAAATAGAGACAGAGTATATGATACGAGCATTTATGATATTCGTGGCCATTATAATGTATCTAATCTAGACTTCGATTTGTCACAATTTGGCTTATTTTTAAGCTCAGATATCATCTTTATAGTGTTTCATATCAATGATATGATTGATATTTTAGGTAGAAAATTGATGGTTGGTGATGTTATCGAATTACCTCACATTAGAGACTATAATCCATTGAATACAACACTAGATGCTAGTCTAGCTAGATTTTTTGTTATTCAAGATGCTGCTAATGCAAGCGAAGGATTTAGTCAAACTTGGTGGCCACATCTATGGCGCGTAAAATGCGGTCCTCTAGTTGATTCACAAGAGTATCAAAGTATTCTAGATCAAATTGCTGCAAGTGATAATGTAACTACACCAGTGGGACAATTAGTAAGCAATTATCAAACACAGATAGGAATTAGTGAAGCTGTATTAGGCGAAGCAGAAACTGAAACACCAATGTCAGGATACAATGTAGATGATATGTATGTTCTACCAGTATTACAAAATTCTCAAGGAGAGTATCCTGGTGCAGGCCCTGGAATTCAACCTTCTTCAGACGTTACAACAGTTACTTCTGACAATGTTAATTCAGGTGGTGCAAATCATGGTTCGAATAGCAATTTCACTATCAATGCTGACCTGGGACCAGATTCCCCTGACGCTAAACAGAAAGCATATCTTAGTGGAGATGGCGTTCCTCCCAATGGTTTCCCTGTTGGTGCTGGAATAACATTCCCATCAAATCCAAGCATAGGTGATTTCTTTTTGCGCTTAGACTTTTTGCCGAATCGTTTGTTTAGATATAGCGGAACAAGTTGGACTAAAATTGAAGATTCTGTTAGAACAAATTACACTCCTGGTGGAAGCACTAACAATCCTAATAATACACAGCTTGAAGGTTTTTATAGTAATACTGCTACATTTGTTGATGATAACAATACGACTCAACCATCATTACAGAGTTTGAGTGATGCATTGAGACCTGGCGCAGATAACGGAGAGAATCAATAATGTTACGAAATTTTTATTATGATAATCAAATCAGAAGGTATCTAGTTCAAATGATGCGTATATTGAATAACTTTCAATTTCAATCATTAGATACCAACGGAAACAAAATATTAAAACAAGTTCCTGTTGTTTATGGTGACCCATCTCGTCAAGTTGCTACTGTCATTGCAAACAATAGTGAGAATACAACACCCACTGTTCCTGTCATAGCTGTTGATATTAGTGATCTGAAACACGATAGAACACGTATTCAAGATACTTCATTCGTCAATACAATGTCAGTAAGAAATAGACATTATGATCCATCTACATCACAATATACTATGGCCCATGGCATGGATTATAACATTGAAAGATTGATGCCTGTTCCTTATATTCTAACTCTGAAAGCTGAAATATGGACTAGTAATACAGAACAAAAAATGCAATTACTAGAACAAATTATTCCGCTGTTTAACATGTCGTTCGACGTACAATCTACAGATAATTATCTTGATTGGACTAGTTTGACGACTATATTTTTAGAAGATAATAGTTGGACATCTAGAACAATACCTGTAGGGACAGACAATCCCATTGATGTTACATCTATGACATTTACTATGCCGATTTGGATTTCTGCTCCAGCTAAAGTTCAAACGATGGGAGTTATTCAAACGATCATTGCTAGTATTCATGATACTCAAGGTGAATTGTCAGATGAAGCAGTGTTAGCTGGAACATTATTGAGTCGTCAGGTCATTACTCCACTAGATTTTAATGTTGTATTGCTAGGAAATCAACTTACTTTGTTTAAACAGGGTGATATCGATTTACAAAAGAATACATTGAATGCTGATACTAAGATTGGCACGCCAGACAATTGGCACAACTTTATTAACATGTATGGATCATTGCGTAATGGTGTATCTCAAATCAAATTGAGTCAGCCAAATGGTAATGCAGATATTGTGGGTTCTATAGCATATAATCCTTTAGATGATACGACGATGATTTACAACGTAATCGCTAATACAATTCCTGCAAATACGCTTTCTCCAATCAATGCTATCGTAAATCCTCAGGGTAGCGGACCAGGAATTGGAAACTTTCCAGCAGCAGCTACAGGCCAAAGTTATTTGTTACTTAATGAATTGGGGGCGCCAGGATCAGCATATCAAGAAACTGCTTGGGGCGGAACTATTGCTAATGCAAACGATATTATCACTTATAACGGAACACATTGGATCGTCACATTCAATTCACAAGCAACATCCGCTACAGAATATGTAACCAATTTGACTACATCTATTCAATATCGTTGGAATGGATCAGAATGGTTGAAATCTGTTGATGGTTTTTATGCAGCAGGAAATTGGCAAATCATTCTTTGATTTAATTTTGGATTGGTGATATAGTTGTTGTTTTACTGAATTGAGATTAAAATGGCACCTGGATTATTGATAGACGTAGATTCTGAGCAAGAAAGTCTAGGTGGTCGCGTAGATGACGATGAATGGTCTCGGGATTCTTCCAGGAAGATTAATAGACTCAATGCAGTAACATCTTTGGATGCGAAAGAATCATTGGCGTATTCGTTGAAGAACGGCGATTTTCCAAATTGTGATCTAGTTGTAGGAGCAGAAGTTGGACCGGGCGATATAGTGTATATCGTTTGGGCTGAATATACGACAGGTGACTCATTTGGAACAGATTATGGGCAATATGAACTTATTGCTGCATTCGTAGATGAAGAAAAAGCAAATAAATGTGCTAAAGACTGTGAAAATTTTGTTGAAAATCAACATGCAACATATTTAGATGCAGAAAGATATAGTCTTAAGATTGAGTTGGACAATGGGCAAACATATAGTATTCATGTTCCCTGGACTGGATATTTTGAAAATCTAGAACGTGTGAATGTCACACCAAAAACAATCAAATCAAAATAAAAAAGCGCTCAGTGAGCGCTTTTTCGTTTCTTACAACAAGCTTGCAAAAGCTATTCGGGTCTTATTTTTATGCCCTTCGCCAAATTCAAAACCACTGAACTATCAGAATACTATTCTGATATAGATATTTAGCGGTTGTTGCATAAAAACAACGGTTATTGACAAATTATCCAAACGGCTGTACAATATAGTTTCATTCAATGGAGATTTAATATGGCAGGCAAGATTAAGATCGATGGCGCTCGTAAGACAAAGCCCCGCGCAATCCGTTCCTCGCAACACATTGAAGAAAAATATACTGGCCCCGAACCCGAATGGAAAGGGGATGAAAGCTTGACGCTATCGGATGACGAATTCGATAACAAATTGCGTCGCAGCATGAATTTTTACAACCATCATTACACACCGAAAGATGCTCGTAAGCATGTTGTAGAGTGGTTGAAAGGTCGTACTGACGTTGAAGCTGACACTCTTGAAAGCTATCGTAAGACTGCTGAAAGGCTTACACCAATGACTGTGTGCAGTCTAGTTATGGCATCAAAGAAAAAGATGCCGCTTAAAGATCATCATATTGAATTCATTCTATCGAAAGTGAATGAAGCAATTCGTATGGCTAATGATAAACTTGTTAGCGATGAAGAAGGTCCGATTCTAGAAGATCAATCTAAAGTTAAAAAGGCTCCAGTAAAAGTAGCACGTCCATCTGTTCGTGATCGCGTTAATGAAATTGTCGATCAACATATTGCATTTTTCGAAGATATGGAAAACGATTTCTATACGAAAAAGCAACTGAATCCAGATGCATTTGCATATTTTAACGCAAAGAGTTTTCCTAAGCCGGGACTTGCACGTTTCAAGAAAGTATTTGAAACAAAGCGTGATGAATTAGTTGAAGCGCAAGAAGGAAAAGATAAGCAACTCAAAGAAGGTTATTCGCAATTTAAGGTAGCAGATTTCAAGAAACGCATTGATTTTTATAATGCAATTTTGAATGATGTTGCTGCATATGACAATGCGAAGAAGGCTGTTCGTAAGCCACGCGTGAAGAAAGCGCCTTCGAAAGACAAGCTCGTTTCTAAAGTGAAGTATTGCAAGCAAGATGCCAGCATTGAAATTACAAGTGTGAATCCAGTTAATATTGTGGGTTCGAAGGTTGTTTGGGTTTATCAAGTCAAGTATCGTAAAATCGGTTGCTATGTTGCTGATTCTACAATCGGCACTATGAGCATTAAAGGCACAAGCATTACTGGATTTGATGAAGTCAAAAGTGTGTGCAAAACTGTTCGTAAGCCAGAAGTCACTCTTGCTGAATTCATGAAGGCAGGTAAGGTTCAATTGCGTAAATTCATGAGTGGAATCAAAGCAACAGAAGTGAAGCTTACTGGTCGCTTGAGTGAGGATGTGATTATTCTTAAGGTGGAATAAATGATTGGAATTGGATCAACTTTGTTTCATCCCAAGCGGAAGAACTTTTCGAAAGTTATTCGTGAAAGCCATTACACTCCGCCTGGATTTTTCAAAATTAAATATGAAGGTCAGGAAAACGAAATCCTAATTCATAGTGATAATTTTGTGGAAGTGAATCCAGACACACCACAAAACAGATTAAAAATTCAACTTAAATATGCAGAGGCATAATGAAAATCGGCGACATTGTTTTCAATATTCATAATAAGCAATTCGCTGAAATTACTCATGTCTATAACGAAAGTGTGTTTGCTGCTGATTATGATCTCAATGTAGGTCATCTTTGGCCAAATTACACAATCGTTGTTGTAAATCCAGACACACCACAAAACAGATTAAAAATTCAACTTAAATATGCTTAAAGATATTAATGGGTTAGAATTAAAAGAAGGTGATTCAGTGTTTAATACGAAAACTGGTTATTTTGGAAAGGTGTATTCTATAACTCCGGAGCGGAATCCGTACTACGATCCTATCATTTTTAGGGCAAAACATGACATTGATTGCCGACCTCTAAGAGGACATGACATTTATTTGTGGGCAACTACTCTCACAATTAAACTTAATCCAGACACTCCCGAAAATCGTTTATTTTTAAAGCTAAAATATGCCTGATATGCATCTTCTTAATCCACCAGCAACTGATGACGATATCTATTATCTAATTAATAGGTATGACGAATTTTGCAAAATGAAAGTCACCAAAACAGTATTAAGTGAGTCAGGAGACAGTATGTTGGTACATTATCTTTGTGCTTATGGATACGAAGGGGATTTAGATGATGCACCAACATACGGAACAATAAGTTTGCATCATTGGAATTGTTGGCTGCGAGATAATAAAATGTATAAGATAGCTACTCCACAAGACAAATTGGCATTTATTCTAAAACACGGATGCAAATAATGGATGATGTTAAATTGAATTCGATATTTTTTGATTTAGATCGACTAGTGTTTTGTACGGTAGCTGAAATAGGATTGATGTGTAATGGCAAACGTATCAATTATATTAAGATAGATTATGATAATTTTAAACATGTGCCAGTTTATATATCTGATTATTCCTTGCTTGATAAAAGCAAATTCATTCCTGTTCGTTCTGTAGAAGAAAAACTTGTTATCTCATTAAAATATCAGTGATTAGCATGGAATTAAAAACCGGTACGATAGTATTTCATAAGAAACGAAAACAATTTGGTTCTTTGGTTGATGGCATCGGTCGACCTGCCCTACAAAATTTAGAAGAATTAATATATGAAGTCGAGGTGGAAGATCATAATCCTGACATACATGGACAGTGGTATGTGTCTAATATGGTAATTTTAAAAGAAGATACACCACAAAAACGATTGGCGCTTCAAATAAAATATGCTGACTGAATTTAAAAAATTTGATTTTGTTTATAATCCTAATGAAGATGAATTCGGAATTATAAAGAGAACGTATGGAAGAGTTGCTGTAGTGGATATTTATAATCACAAAGGAATTGGACCTTACTATCTAAGAACAGATACATATTTTTTCGGTAGCTTAGTAAAGTGTATTGGGCCAGACAATCTTAAAAATCGCTTAGCCATCAGGATTAAACATGGACAATGAATTTAAAGTCGGGGCTATTGTTTATCATAAAATTTTTCATAAATTCGGAAAGGTGACTTTTTTAGCGGATCGAGGGTTTATTCATGTTAAAGTTACTGACGCACTTGGTTCAAATACTAAGCTGTGGTTAGAAAAAAATATAGTTGCAGTAAGTAATGATTCACCCCAAACAAAATTGATGATGGATATTAAATATGGACAATGAATTTAAAGTCGGTGATGTACTCTACTTTAGGCCTTCTGATCAAAATAATTTTGTATTCGCAAAGGTGAGCAAGCTTGATCTAGAAGATCATACGCGAGTGCATCTAGTGGATGATGATGGAATAACTTTATTTAATCGTTCAGGGTCTTGGTGGATTTGTGATTATATGAAAGTGACTCCAGACACACCTCAGAATAGATTAGCAGTACAGTTAAAATATCAAGGGCAACGAGGCGCGCATTAATGGATGCATTTAAAATTGGATATTTCTTTAAGGGAAAACGTTTTATCCAGGTGGGAGAGTTAGACAAAGAACTATCAAATAAGTATGGTTACAAAATATACAAATATTATAATGAACAATTTAAATATTATGGCATTATTGGCGAACAAGAATTTTCATTTTTAGAAACTGATACTCCTGAGAACCGTTTATTTTATCAATTGAAATATGACTAAAGACGAAATGTTTTCTATAGAAAAAGGTGACGTAATTTATTATCCGCCTTCTGAAGAATGGTGGCATGTAGTTGGGTTCAGAAAAAAATATAAATTCTTCGGGCAGCGCCAGGGAGCCAAAGTTATAGCTGAAAATGGCTTCATGAAAACATTTGGAACCTTGTGTTACTCTTACTGTATTGACATTGAAGATTCACGAGCAGGATTTCTGAATTTTTATAAGCACGGTATTTTACTTAAAGAAGATACTCCAAAACAACGACTAGCAGTAATTCTTAAATATGGAACAAACAGTTACTAACCTACCTGTATTTCAAATAGGTGATCATCTTTACAACAGAAAATACAACTTAGCTAGTGTAGTCAGATACATCAATACAATCTTCTCTGATGATATAGAAGAAAAATATCATCGGATGTATGACGTAGAATGCGACGAAAGTGATTATTGGCTTGCTCCTGACTGTGAAAAGATTACGGAACAAGAATTTCTGTTCTACAAGTTAAAATTAGGAGATGCTAGACGATGATAGACGAATTTGATAATAAGTATTATCATAAAAGATGGAAAAAATTCGGAACTGCGACAGGAGAAACTGTTCTCTATAAAAATAGACCGTTTCTGAAAATAATCCCTGATTCAGGAGATTCCCAATTCCTGCGACACAATTATTGGGATTCTAAAAATATCATAAAAATAGAATCAGAAAAGCATTATCTAGAATTGATTTTGAAATCATGAAAGCTAATGATCAAGTATTTCATAAAAAATCACATTATTTTGGTCGGCTAGTATTTGAACGAATAGTGCTTGATACTGTTTATTGGTTGGTAGAATTTGAGATTCCCGGATTCTCTAAGAGAACGCTTAGACGAGAATTTTGGGATATAAGAAATATAATTCTCGTTGAATCAGAACAACACAAATTATCTCTACGTTTAAAATACTCTGACTAACTGGTAAATATCAGTAATCGGAGTATTTTTATGGCACTCAACCCTGTATTTCCCTACAACCCACCCCCACAGCAATACATGGCACCAACATTGCCTGATGCTGAAACCCAAAAAAAATTAATTAAAGATTATATTCGCTACAGTCTTGGCGATCAAATGGTCGATATTGATCTAGATAAAGAACATTATGATGTGGCCATTGCTTACGCAATGCAAAAGTATCGCCAACGTTCAGCTAACTCAGTAGAAGAAAGCTATGCATTCATGGAACTTATTAAAGATCAAACAGATTATTATTTGCCACTTGAAACAATAAGTGTGCGTCAAATTTTGCGTCGTGGTATCGGTAGTGTTACAGGAACAGCAGCATCACAATTCGAGCCATTTGCATCTGGTTATCTTAACACTTATATGCTTACTGCAGGTAAAGTTGGTGGCCTAGCTTCGTATGAATTGTTTAGTGAATATCAATCTCTAGCAATGCGTATGTTCGGTGGTCATATTCAATACACATTCGATCCAGTATCAAAGAAGCTTGTTATCAGTCGTAAAGTTCCTGACGGCGGAGAAGTTGTTTTACTGTGGGTTTATAACTATAGAACAGATCAAGCTATTTTAAATAGTTATTCTTCGTTCCCATGGATTCAAGATTATGCTTATGCAAAAGCAAAGTTTATGTTAGGTGAGGCACGTTCCAAATATCAGTCAATTGCAGGCCCCAATGGGGGCACATCACTCAATGGCTCCGAATTAAAAGCAGAAGCTAAAGAAGAAATGGCCAAATTGGAAGAAGACTTGAAGAATTATCAAGATATGTCAAACGGTTCGATGCCTCCGTCATTTTTAATCGGTTAAATTTAAAAGTAGAAATAAAAAAGCGCTCTGTTGAGCGCTTTTTGTTTTTGTAAAGTATTATTAAGCATACTCATAAACTATAATAATACCGTTCGTCCCTGCTCCACCAGCAGCAGCAGAAGCTGAGGCACCTAAGAATGCGCCTGAACCTCCTGAACCTTTGCCAGTTGCTGCTTGTCCTGCTCCTGCTGTGATTGGACTTCCACCACTTCCATACCAACTTGATCCGCCTTGACCACTTGCACCAGTACTTGCGTTATAAGTAGAACTACCTATACCAGATGGTTCGCCGCCCGATAAAAATATCGCAGTAACACCCGCACCTGACGAAGTTGCTACTGTGCCGCCCTGGGCAGCAGCCGCCTGGAAAGTTGCATTTGTTGTTGTTTGAACTGCTCCAGCAGCTCCAGCAGCTCCACCAGGACATGCTAACCAAGTTCCAATACTTACTGATCCACCTGCAGTTCCTGGATTAGCACCAGCTGCACCACCTCCACCACCTGTATTAATTGTAACTGTCTGTGAGGATAATGTTGTGGCACGAACTTTACCGAATGCTCCGCCACCACCTGAACCAGCAATTGATACGTTTGTAGTCGAGGTGGCGGGACATCCACCGCCACCACCGCCGCCACCTGATGCTTCGATTATTGCACTATTAGCACCCACAGTAGGAGTATAAGTTCCAGACGAAGTAAATGTTTGAACGTTAATCAATGTTCCTGTAGGAAAACCAAATACTGGATCTGAAGTTGCCCCTGCGCTAATCAATGCTTGACCTGCCGTACTTGGTGCAGCAAATGCTACGTTGCTTGTGCCCTCACCTAATAATACGTTATGGGCAGTCAGTGTTGCTAATCCAGTTCCACCATTCGCTACAGTAAGTTTTGTAGTCGTCAGAGATAGCGATGATGCTGTTAATGTCGTTACTGTGGCAGCTTCTGGTGTAATGCTACCGATGATAAAGCTATCTAATGTAGCTGTGCCCGTCGTTCCTACTAATGCCGGCAATGTTAAAGTGCCAGTCATCGTATCGCCAGCCACCTTAACGTGATTAATCCAACCAGCACCATTATAAAACTCAAAACGAGATGTGGTTGTATTAAAACGAAGCATACCTGTTGCTGGGGTTGGTTGTTGTCCTGTATTTCCCACTGGCAATTGAATTGCACCAGTCCCACTAAGAATCAAATTACCAGCAGAAGTTAATCTCATGAATTCTGAAGGAGTAACACTTGCACTCGGAGTCACTTGAAAAGAAATTGCAGTAGGATTTGAAATGTTAGTAAAATTACCTTCTGCTACGAAATTGACTTGTCCAGTTACCGCAGTTGTGAATTGTGTTGTTCCGAATCCAGTTGCACCTACTTGACCAATGATATCTGCTGTTTGCACATTAGCTGGAGCAGACCCAATTCCTCTACTACCGCGCAATACAACAGAAGACATTGTTCCGCCAGCATTAATAAATGAATCTAACGTTATTATAGATGGTGTTGTATCTAAATTGATAGCGCGAATCATTGTTCCTGTGGGCACTGATGGTAAAGCACCAATACTAGCCACGTTAGAATCAAAAACACCAGCCTGGCCAGACACGAAACCATTGTTCATGACAACTAAGCCAGTAAATGTATCACCTGCTTTATTAACTGGCGTGTAACCTAGTGCGCCAGTTATGTCTGCTGACAGCAGATTTACTGCACCAGCGCGATTATTAAAAGTATTGACGACATTTGTGGAATAAGATGTTGTGTATAGATCAGTGAAGTTTGCATTGATCTTTTGCATTGCTGATAGAAGCGTATCACCTGTTCCATCATTTGGGAGAGTCCCTACATTAATTACTTGTTTTGTCATATCGTTTCCGAAATATATGTGTATATTTATATGTTTTACAAATGAAAAAAGCGAGTCTAGGGCTCGCTTTTTTGTAAAACAATTTAATTAGTTTAGCTAGATTGAATCAATGCTAATCCTAATGTTCCAGTTCCTTGAGAAGTGGGACCATTTGGTATTGCAACGCCGATTAATTCTGCTCCAGTCAATTCCCATTTATACTTTTTATCTTGAAAAGTTTCAACAGTACGATTATTAACTTTGTTCGCATATTGTGTAATTCCGAATGATAATGCAGTAATTGTGGGGATGCTAGTATATCCTGATCCAGTTGCAGTAACTGTTGGTGTAAGCAATGAGCCTGTTCCTGATGCCACAGTTCCTGTTGCTTGTGTAGTAAAGCCACCACCATCGAATACGATTTCAGTGTTTGCACCATAACCAGTTCCTGTATTGCCTGTATCTGAAAAACTTAAAACTTTGTATTTCAAATTAAATGTAGCACCTGTTCCGATACCGTTCGTTGAACCTTGCGCCACTGGATTTGTAGGAAGTGCAGTGTAATCGCCAGGCGTAGAAATATGAAATGTTGCGACGCTTCCGCCTGCACCGATTGTATCAACAGTAATTACTGTTGCTGTTCCAGTTCCGCCTGCCAGGGTTATTGTGTTAGTTGCAACATATCCAGTTCCTGCATTTCCTAGAGTTGCACTATCAGCTTGCATATGCACAACAAAAATTGCTGCTACGGTAGGAGTAACATATGGTTGAACAGTAATAGACATTTGACCTGCAGCAGTAGGCGTTCCTGTCACTAGTTTGCAAAGGGCAGTGCCGTCAGCAGTAGTAACTTTATATCTATTGCTAGTTTTTTGTCTTACGATTGTTCCTGCTTTTGCTGATCCGCCAGATGTAGTCCATGCTGTGCAAGTAATGTGATGCGGTTGTGTTGATTTAATGAATTTTTTCTTAATGGGACGACCCATGATATTTCCTTTTTGTTTAAGATTTGACGTTCTAGCGTCTACGCAGAAGGACCTGCATAAATCGTGATACGACAGTAATATTTATAGATAAACGTAGTAATCAACCGAATACGCAGATTTTTCCCTTTAGCTCATCTAATAGCTTATCAAATATTTCAGGAAGTTTTTGTGATAGCTCATTGAGCATTAAATCTGCTGCAAGTTTTTGATGCTTATCAGCTTCAACACTTCTATCATATCTAGAATCAATACTGTCAGGTAAAGCATTAAATGTAACTTTTCCTGTCATCAAATATTGTGCAAATAATTCATTTGGCACATCCAGGAAGGTATTAATCCAACCATTTCTCGCTGAGCGCATTGTAAATGTCTTATTGATAAGAAGTTTAGCTTCATTCTGCAAGAAAGAAGATGCACTTACACCTTTGTATTCGCCATTATTACTGCCACCATAAACTTTTACAGCAATAGTAGAAAATAGATTCCAAATTTTACTAGCAATAAGTTTATAAGTTTGTGCCCAATCAACATCTGGAGTGTCTAATGAACCAAATTGCATTGTGTGCAAGAATCTATGTGCTAATATCCATCCCGTCATAGGAATAGTTCTACTGGTGAAATTTGATGTATAAACTACCGATATCGCATTAGGATCATATTTAATATGACCTGCTACTAATTGTTTAAGCTTGGTATTAGGGGACTTTAAGGAATCGTAAGTCCAGACTTCTCCTGCCACATTGTAATCTTTTTCAGGTTGATTAACAATATAGAAATTGAATGTCTGTGGAACACGTTCCCACAATGACTTGATCTTCTGAACAGCTTTTGGGTTTTGAACTAATGTTTTAGAAACATCATCAGGATTGTTAATCTTATCGAATGATCCTTTCTGATTGAAGTCCCCAATCAAATCAAAATTTCCAATTGGTGCCTCAGTTAAAATTTCATATGCTCTCATTATTTTAATACCGTTAAATTTCTAGTGTAATTTGATTCGCGTTCAGCAAGCCCTAACGTTCCGCCATTGATCTTCATTGTAATGGCTCTAGTATTTCCTGCATCAGCTAACGTATTCAAACCTTTCTGAGACCAGAATACACATGCAGACTCTAATGCACCAGCATGAGCCATCAATAAGTCCGGATTGCTAATCAGATCCTGTCCTATAACAGCGCCTATGCTTTGATACATAGATTTTCCTGTGATTTGAATTAATCCTCTACCTCTGAAATTCCATCCATCACCACTCGATTCAGGCCCATTTCCCATACGATTGGCATAAACCCTATTCGCAATCTTTTGTGGTTGTCTAGCATATTGTGTGGCAGTAGTTGCATTAAAGTATTTCGAGAATGTGACAAGTAATCCATGTTCAGAATAGTTTAAATTTTCTTGTAGAACATTCCAATCTACTGATTCGTGTGCCGTTTGTGCAAGAAATGCTGCCACACGATTCGTTGTATTAATTGAATATTTGCTCAGCATAGTAGCAACAATAGGATACCAAGCCGACACAGAACGATTGGATGGCAAACATAATTGCAATTGTTGTTCGGTGAGTGATATCATTGAATTTCTCTTTGTAATATTGTATATTTATTCAGAATACGAGAGGTGTAAGACATGATTATAAGCGTCACAGGTTTGATCGGTAGTGGTAAGGATTCAATAGCATCATATTTGATCGAGAATTATTATTTTGAAAAAGAGAGTTTCGCTGGATCATTGAAAGATGCTGCGGCAGCAGTGTTTGGGTGGGATAGAGAGCTAGTAGAAGGTGCTACTAGAATTTCTAGAGAATGGCGAGAGAAAATTGATCCATGGTGGGCAGAACGTTTAGGAATTCCTCATCTGACACCTCGCTGGGTATTGCAAAATTGGGGCACAGAAGTATTTAGGCAACATTTTCATAATGATATTTGGATTGCAAGTCTAGAAAACAAGCTGCAACATAAAGAAAAGCATGTCGTATTAACTGATTCAAGATTTCCCAATGAACTTAAGATGGTTAGAGAACAAGAAGGGAGCTTACTTGTAAGAGTAAAGAGAGGTGACGATCCAATTTGGTTTCCATTGGCACAGGATGCTAATAAAGGAAATCAAGAATCTAAAAACGAATTGCAGAATTTAGGTATTCATGCTTCTGAATACAGTTGGGTGGGAGAAGAATTCGATTTAGTATTGACTAATGATGGAACACTCGATGACTTGTTTGTTAAAATAGATAATATTATGGTAAAATATGTCATTTAAAAATCTGGCGTAAGCTCACCTTGTTTCCAGCCCAATCCTTCGATCTTGATTGCTTCGATACAATTTCTACAAATAGTTTTTAAGTTTCTGAATGAAGTATTTTTGAGTTTTCCGTCAGTATGAAATACTGTTAGTTGCTGTTGATACTTTGCGACAAACCCACATTTATCGCAGCGAATGCTTTTCTTATAGCCAGCCTGTTCCCAATTTGTTGGGGCAGGTTTTTTCTTTTTTCCTCGTTTTTCGCATTGGTAGCACCTGGAACGATAGTGCATTTTTCCATTTTTATCAGTATAGTTATTGGCACAAAATCGTTCGTGGCAAGATTGACAAAATGGACGATGTTTAGTGGTCATATACATATTTATTTTGAACCACCTCTTTTCCGAAGAGGCTCCAAACAGGGTCTTAACGTGGTTATTTGCTAAATATTAATAGTTATTTCTTATTAAGGATTATCAAATGGCACTTATTTCCCCAGGCGTTGAGATTGATGTTATCAATAATTCAACGTCCCCAGGCGCTTCACCAGGAACGATTCCTTTAATCGTATTAGCTAGTGCAGCTAATAAAATTTCACCACTAACTTCTAATGTTGCTTCTGGAACTACAGCAGCTAACGCAGGTCAATTGACATTATTAACGAGTCAGCGTGATTTATTGACTCAATTTGGATCACCGACTTTCTACAAGACAGCTAGTGGAACAGCATTGAACGCATATGAATTGAATGAATATGGTTTGATGACCGCATACAATATTCTAGGTATTACTAATACTGCATATGTATTGCGCGCAAACATTGATTTAAGTCAATTAGTAGGAACAACTGTTCGTCCGACTGGTGCTCCACAAGATGGATCATTCTGGTTGAATTTAGGTTTGACTACTTATGGATTGAACGTTTGGAATGCAACAACTCAAACATTCACTAATGTAACTCCAACAGTTTTGACTACGACGACTAATCTATCAAGTGGTGTTCCTATTAACACATACGGAACAATTGGATCTTATGTTGTTGTTGCTTATAACTCTAGTGTTCCACAACAATTGTATTATAAAAACGCATCTAATACATGGGTTGAAGTTGGAACTACTGCATGGCAAAATAGCTTTGCTACAGTAATCGGATCTGTGACTAATCCAACATTTACAATTGGTAATACTATAACAATTAACACAATCACAGTTACAGCAACTGGAACAACTGTATCATCGTTTGTCGGTGCTATTAACACTGCTGCGATCCCAGGTGTTACAGCAGCAGTAGACGCAAATGGTCGTGTTAATATTTTTGCAACTTCAGCAGCAGAATCGAATGGTAGCGTTGCTGACGGTAAGGTTATTATTGCTAACGGAACTGGTACAATATTGACTAATGCAGGAATTGCGTCAGCTACATATTACGCACCTAAGATTCAATTTAGCCTAAGCACACAAGTTCCGACTTGGTTAGCTCAAGATCCAACTCCAGAACCAACAGGAAGTCTTTGGGTTAAAACTAATGCAGTCAATGGTGGACTTAATTTCTCATTAGCAAAATTTAACGCAACTCTTAGTACATTCAATTATCAAGCGTGTAATGCATATGCAAGCGATGTTGCAGCTAATGCAGGACTAGATCCAGTGGGTGGCGGAGCTAATATCAAGCAAGGTGCATCATACGTTGAATATAATGTAGCAAATGATGGAACTGTTAGCTTCTTGCTATATCAAAGATTTGCAGCAGGCGCAACAACTGTGACTGGAACATCTTCAACAGCAGTATTAACTCCAGGTAATACATTTACAATTCAAGTTTCACAACCAGGAGCATCAACATTACCTACTCCAGTTACTGTAACTTTGACAGGAACCACAATTGCATCACTAGTGGGTAATTTGCTTGCACTGAATATTCCTAACTTTACAGCATCAGTAAATGGCAATGGCAACATTGTAATGACTAATACTTCAGGTGGTGTGATTGTTCTTACTCCAGGCACCGGAACTCCATTGACCACAGTGGGTATTACTACTAGCACTGCTTATGTTCGTGCATATCCGTTTAACGGCACCGCATTGATTGTAAGTAATTGGACATTGATGCCATATGTTGCAAGTACTACTCAACCATCACAAAATCCCGCTGAGGATACATTGTGGTATTTTAATTCTCCTACTGATGTAGATGTCATGATTAATGATGGAACAGCATGGAAGGGTTATCAAACAGTAACTTATGATGCACGTGGTTATAATCTAACACAAACAGATCCAAATGGTGTTATTTGTGAAGCATCACAACCGTTGACTCAAACTACTGGAACTGCATTAGTTCCTGGTGATCTATGGCTCAATACTAGTGATCTTGAACATTTCCCACTATTGTATCGTTACACAACTAATCCATTGACTAGCGTTAATAGTTGGGTATTGATTAATAATACTGATTCAACATCTAGCAACGGTATCATCTTTGCTGATGCGCGTTGGGATAGCTCAGGCACCACAGATATTGTGTCTGGTGCATTGCCTTCAACTGTTGGACTATTGACTTCAAATTATGTTGATTTAGATGCTCCTAATCCAGCATTGTATCCACGTGGAACTTTATTGTATAACACTCGTCGTAGTGGCTATAATATTAAAGAATTTGAATCAAATTACTTCAATGCACAATCATTTAGTGGTAGCTTGCCTGCCGTCAAAAATGCTTGGGTAACTGCAATTGGTAATCGTGTCGATGGCACGCCATATTTCGGTAGAAAGGCTCAACGTGCAATGGTTGTTGCAGCAATGAATTCTGTTGTAGAGACAAACCAAGATATCAGAAGCGAACAATTCTTCTATAATCTAATCTGTGCTCCAGGTTATACAGAAGTTGCTCCACAGATGATTAACTTGAATGCAGATATCAAGAACGTGGCATTTGTAGTTAGTGAAACTCCAATGCGTTTGAACAACAATGCTACTGAAATTGTTAATTGGTCATCTGGTGGCACAGGAACAACATTCCAAGACGAAGTTCTGCATGTTGCAGATACTTATACTGGTGTATGGTATTCATGTGGTCAGACAACTGATTTGAGTGGCAATGCAATTATCATGCCTCCATCATACATGGCTCTTGCTGGTATTATCTACAGTGATAGTATTTCACACCAATGGTTCTCTCCAGCAGGAACTACTCGTGGTGTAGTTAATAATGCTACAGCAATTGGTTATGTTGATGGAACGACTGGTAATTTCGTAACAAACTCTGTGAATCAAGGTTTGCGCGATACATTGTATGCCAACAACATCAACCCAATCACATTTATTCCGAATTCAGGAATTCTGTTGTGGGGTAACTTGACACGCGACGCAAATGGTCAATCAACAGCATTGGGTTCAATCAATATTGCTCGTTTGATTTGTTATCTACGTTACCGTCTCAATATTTTGAGTCGTCCATTCTTGTTCCAGCCTAACGACAAGATTACTAGAGACCAAATCGCAGCAATTACTAATCAATTGTTGAACACATTGATTACTCAACGTGCTATTAGCGATTATCTAGTTGTTTGCGACACAAGCAACAATACACCAGCAACAATCTCTGCTAGAGAATTGTTTATGGATGTTGCAATTGTTCCAATTACTGACGTTGAATTTATTTTCATCCCATTGGTAATCGATCAACCAGGAACTACAGCAATATTTCCTGTGTAATAAGAAGTTATGTAAAAACATTAAACCGCCTTCGGGCGGTTTTTTTGTTAAATAATTCTATAAATGGCATTTAATATGAAAATTAATGAAATTAGTCAAATATCTCCAGAATTTTTGGATCCCAACCGTGTCAAACATTTTGTGGGAGATGTAAAAAGAGGTGTCCAGAGTCAAAAAGGTAAGAGTAATACACCTCAGAAATTTGGATCATATAAATTTGTTCCAGTTACTGGTTTGCCTGAGGGATTTTACTTAGCGTACAAAAAATCTTCTGATCCATGGTCTGATATTTCTTCTGACAAATTTATGGTGACATTAATTGATGCGACACAAGATATAAACAAGCCGGACGTAGTTTCTTATATATGGTTCAATCCAGAAAATTTATATTTCGGACCACCTAATTATTCATCTATGCACGGCCTCAAAGTTTCTTCTGTAGGAACAGCAGCAAAATACAGAGGAAAAGGATACACTCAACAAGTTTATAAAATGCTTGTCAATCACGGGCAGATACTGTTCAGTGATACGTCTCAAACCCCTGATGGAGAAAAGCTGTGGAATAAATTATTAGCTAGCGGTCAGTTTTCTGCTTGGGGATTAGTGATTAATAAAAGTAGCACCCTAGAGTTAGAAAAAGCTTTAGGCCCTATCAATGCAACAAATTTGAGTGATGTTAGAAAAGAAGTTTTTTCTAGTTATGCTAATCAATATGTTTTAGTTCCTAATAGCGACACACAGACAATAGAATTGCTAACAACAAAACGTCCAAATTGGTGGAAATAGCATGCTATTATGATTTCTTATAGATTTGGATAAATATTTGAATAGAGCCCGTTAAGGAGAAATTTATGGCCTCAGCATCATTAACTAATTTTACAGTGCCTTTGGCGTCTGATCAAAGCTCCACTACGCAAGGTTTGCTAATGCCAAAACTGAAGTATCGTTTCCGTGTTACTTTTCAAAACTTTGGTATTAATTCAGATACAACAGAATTGACTAAACAAGTCATTGACTTTACACGTCCAGCGAATAACTTCAACCCTTTCGAAATCCCAGTTTATAACTCAAGAGTATATTTGGTTGGTAAGCCAGAATGGGAAATGGTTACAGTTAATTTGCGTGACGATGTTCAAGGAAATGTTTCGTTGCTAGTTGGCCAGCAAGTTCAACGTCAATTTGACTTCTTAGAACAATCTTCAGCAGCTTCAGGTGTTGATTATAAGTTTGTTACTTTGCTAGAAATGCTAGACGGTGGTAACGGATCATTTAAGCCAACAGTTCTTGAATCATGGGAACTAGATGGTTGCTTGATCGCATCATTGAATTATGGTGATTTGAACTACGAAACAGCAGCTCCTGCAACAATCCAGTTACAACTTCGTTTCGATAACGCACTTCAAGGTGCTGGCGAAGGTATCGGTGTCAATGTTGGTCGCACAACTGGTTCAGTTATCACTGGCTAATTTGTTTTTGCTACACACAAAGCGCTCTTCGGAGCGCTTTTTTACGGCTATAAATACTAGATAGGATATCTCATAATGGCCAGTATCAACAGCATTAATAATGTGATTTTAAAAGATTATAGCCACGCCTCTGATCTTTTTGTTACGAATGACTATGCACTCGTTCCGAAACAATCGTTTTTGTTTCATGTGTATTTTAATATCAATCAATCAGCATATGCTATCGGAAATGACAAGCAAACTGAAATAGGAATGATGGTCAAGAGTGTTGATTTACCAAAATTTACTATCGATACTAAAACACTAAACTCATACAATCGCTGGAACATTATTCAAAGTAAAGTAAAGTATGAGCCTATCATCATTAGACTGCATGATGATAGCGCAGATAGAGTTAGAGATTTTTGGTATAGATATTATAGCTTCTATTACAGGGATAGTGATTATAGTCCTGCATTGTATCAAACTCCTTATAAGTATGGTGTGATGCCTTCACAGACTTGGGGCTATTCTCCTGCAAATCATTCTAATCAAGCATTCTTAACATCGATAAGCTTGTATAGCTTATATGCTGGCAAATTTACTGAGTATTACTTGATTAATCCCGTCATTGAAGCTATGGAACACGGAGAACATTCGTATGCAGAAAATGGAACATTGCAAAACACATTAAGAATAGGATATGAAGCAATTCATTATCGAACAGGTCAAACATCTTCAGATACAGTAAGTGGGTTTGATGTTATTCACTATGATGATAGACCAAGTCCATGGGATAAATCTGGAAATCGTTCAGACGTTATTACAGATTTGAATTCACAACTAACAAGCGCATCTTCGGTATTGTCTGGAATTAATACAATGACAAATTCCGCATCAAATGCGCTGTCCAATACACTGTCAGGTATTGCTAGTGGATCAATTAATAAATTAACTAGTGCTGCTATTTCGTCTGGCTTATCAAATTTGAGTTCTATTTCTAACTATTTGTTCCCTACAGCAGATTTTTCAGCTTCAGCAACTCAGCAAGCTGCATTTAACATTAATTCAGCAAATATAGTTGCTGCAGGAGACAGTAGTTTAAGTGCATTGTCTGGACCAGCTTCATTCGTCAGCACAGCAGTTTCTTCTAACGGATCAGGAATTGGTTCTAGCGTAGGAACATACAATTTTACCATGAATGATGCTGCTGACAATTCAACTGATAGTAGTTTATTTTAATTATGCCAAATCCAACAAATATACCAGTTCAACAAAACAATACACAATCATTCTTTGACAGTTTAAATTCTCCAGGAACTCAACCCACTGTTTCAGATGGTGAATATGATGCAGTGTTGAGCTTCTTCGAAGAACGAACTAATAATGTAGAAGCAGCACAAAGTCTCGCATCTGCATTTTTACAAGCTTGTATTACTCAAAATGTTCTTCCTGTCACCCAACTTGATTATTTTAAGAAATTATCACAACCTAATGTTGATATATACTTGGCTATGTTTTTTAATAACACTAGATATGGAACTAGTTTGTTGGGAGTCAATGCTAATCAAACGGTTAATCCCTATATTCTGAGGACGATACTACCATAAGAAGCAACTCCCATGATAAATAAAGTTATGGGAGAATATTTTTATGCATGAATGTAAAATTTGTGGTAGATCAGAATTAAAAAGTTTCGGCGCGCTAACAAAGCATACGATGCAAGCACACAACTTGATATCTACGAAAGAATACTATGATATATATCTTAAAACAGATGAACTTGAAGGTCGTTGTAAATTTTGCGATAAGAATACTTCGTATGTGAGTATTTCTGTTGGATATGCTAAAATTTGTAATGATTCAGAGTGCAAGTCCAAAATAGCTAAAGAGATTCGTAAAAACCTTAGGGAAAATAAAGAAAAATTTACAGCTTTTACTGATAAAGTAGCTAGGAATCAAGAGAGAATTTGGGCAGAAAGAGTGGCGTCCGGAGAAGCAGAAAAAATAAGAGAACGAATTGGAAATACATTGTCTCTAAAAAATTCTCAAATGACAGATGACGAATTGAAGGAGAAATACGGATGGCTGAATAAACTTACTGAAGACGAAAAAGAGCAATGGAAGAATGACGTAATGTTTAATGCGGGAATGTTTGCGTGGTGGAAAACTGCATCAATAGAACAAATAGATGATGTTGTTAAAAAGCGTTTCGCTACGATGCTACAAATAGAAGAAGAATTGATAGCTGACGTAAAAGCTAACAATCAAGATTATGTTAAATATACTGAAGCGGTGTGGTATAGCACAAATATTTCTTATAATTTGAATAAAATGAGTATAGATCCCACTAGCCTCAGAAGTAAGGATTGGCATTTAGATCACGCATTTAGTATTAAAGCTGGGTTTATTCATAATATAGATCCTAAGATCATTGGAAGTAAGCAAAACTTACGAATTATTTCTCAACACGATAATTGCACTAAGGGAGCAAAATGTTCTATTACTTTAGAACAACTATTAGAGGATTATGAAAATGGCAAACAAATGGATGCAGGGACCTTATACAGTAAGAAATAAAGAAAAGTATATAGGAAGAGGCACACCAAAAATGAGGAGTAGCTGGGAATTCGTGTTTGCAAATTTCTGCGATAATCACGCTGGAATTCTACAATGGTCAAGTGAGCCTGTTCGAATCCCGTATAGAAATCCACTTACAGGAAAGAACTCATCATATGTGCCAGATTTTCTTATAATGTATGAAGATAAAAATGGAAAGAAACACGTTGATTTGATTGAAATCAAACCAGGAAGTCAAGCAACAATGGAAAGTGCAGGAAAAAGTTCGAGGAATAAGGCTGCTGTAATTTTAAATCAAGCCAAATGGCAAGCTGCAATGGCTTGGGCAAAGTCACAAGGCATAAATTTCAAAATTTTGACAGAAAAAGACTTATTCGCAATGACAGGAAAAAAATGATATGAGTAAAAAATTAGAAGATTTATTTAACTTGCCATCTTCTGAAGAAGAAGATGAAGTTGAAACAAAGAAAGAAGTAAAAAAAGTTGATTTAACTCAACTGAGAGAAATTGATAAGAGTATCGATAAGATCGATATTGCATTGCCGTCAGTAAGAGACTTGGAAGCGAGTGATGAAGAAATGGATGAACTTGCTCAATTGTCTAAACAAGCATTCAACGATTTACTTGATATGGGGTTATCAGTTGATCCGAGATTTGGTGGCAAGCTTTTAGAAGTGGCCTCCTCAATGATGACGAACTCGATCAATGCTAAGACAGCCAAAATTGATAAGAAACTTAGAATGGTTGAACTACAACTTAGAAAAGCTGCACTTGATCAAAAAGAGCGCGCATTAGCAGCAAAACAAGGTCCTGATGAAGAAGAATCTACATCTAAAGGCATAGTTATGGATAGAAATGCTCTTTTGAAAGAACTTTTAGATCAAGCTAAAGACAAAAAGAAATAATACTTTGAACTAAATATAAGATATATTTGAGGTTATTCCAGAATGATTAAGTCCCTCCATGACTACATTATCGAGACAAAGAAAACTTACCATTTTCGAATCAAGTTTGCAGATTGCAAGGTTGATGATTCTTTTAAAACTAAGCTAGAAGATGCATTGAAGACATATGATGTTATCAGTGTTGATGGTCCTAAGCACGAACCGATTCAATTAGTGCATCCTGATTTCCCTAAGATGGGTTCAGTCGATGTATATTCAGTTGATATCGCTATTAACTATCCAGCAAACGATTCTACTATTAGAAATCTATTAAATCAGAAAATGTGCGTTCCTTTCGATCATATGATGGTTCTTAATAAACATCAAGTTGATGCAAATATTGATTATTCTGAAATTGCTCGCAGAAAAACTCCTGCACTTACGGATCCCAATCTAGAACAAGCTGAAGGTGATGCACAAGATTTGGTGGGTGAAAAGCGTGTTGATGGAATTAAGAAAAATATTCCAACTCGTGAATATGAATTTGATGCTAATGATATTCCTAACAAGAATCGCACACAAACAACTAATGACCTACCGATGGGTGACACTAGTCCAGTGGGAACACATCAAAATGAGATTCCTAATCCATTTAAGAATAGGAAGAAATAATGTCAGGTGATATCAAAAAACTACTAGAAAGTATTGACTCTATTTCTGAATCACGCTATCGCATTAGAACTAAAGGTGCTAATGCATATGAAGTTGTTATCAACGGCGGAGAGAACGATGGTAAAGTCATGCTCCTTACTAAAGATTTAGTTAAAGCTGAACGTGCATTGGATAGTTTTGAACAAGGTTATAAAAAATCAAAAGCTGGCCGAGAAGAAGAATGGGCTAAGAGGGACAAAGAAGATTCAAATCAAATCAAATTTGAGTCTGACTTAGGTGAGCAAAACGATTTTCCTAGACAAGCGATGGATTACGGCTCAGGTATGAAACCACATCAAGAAAGTGATCATGCTGCTAAAGATAAGTCAAATTTTGAAAATGATCCACGTTGGTCAGAATATAATAAATTACAAGCTCGTCAAGAATTCACTCAAGCTAGAGAGTTGATGAATCGTATGCGTTACGAACATCATATGGATGAGTCTGTGAATGAAGGTATTTTTGACATATTTAAGAAAAAAGATAAAACTGAAATGTTACCTCTTGACGATGCAGATATTGCATTGATCAAAAGTATTGATTCTTCAGCAACGAATAGATTTAAGGATCACGGGCTTGATATGGACAAGCCGACATTTAATTTAAATGCAACTCATCGCAACGATTCACATACAGGTGGAGTTGATGTTGTATATTTTAAGCATCCAGCTGAGTATGTTATCGGTATTCAACCATACTATAAATCGAATGAAAGAACACCAGGCAACCCAGCAGGCCTGAAATATGGTTCTTTTATCACTAAAGGGTTTAGAAATGCAAATGAATTAAAACAGATTTTTCAAAATCTTGCAAGTAAAATGAATTTAGAAGAATCTGTCAGGGAAAATCATACTATGAAAAAACAACAAACAAATGAAAGCATGTGGGACGAAGATGTAGGAACAGATCCAGTGGTGATTTGTATGCATAAAGACGGCCACAAAATGTATTTCAAAGAGTTTCATGCAAATGGAAACTATTACTGGACTGCGGATAAGGGCGAAGCCCGAGACTTTGAATCAGAAGATGCAGCAAGTGACGCAATCAAAATGATTAAAGCACACGATCCAGCAGTGTATAAGATGGGATTAGTGGGCAAGACTCATGGTGAAAAGCCATATCCCATCTATGCTGAACCTATGCACGAAATCGGCGAAGACGTAGATTTCTCTGCTGAAGCAAGCCCATTGACTCACGGTATTGATAATCTTGATATGGATGAAGATTGGTCGGCAGACGAATACAATCGTCAAAAGATGATCGATGCACCAAAGTCTCGCCAACACAACCCCGTTTCTGCTCCAGGAGAACATTCATATATTCCTCGTTCTCATGAATTGGAAGAAGAAAATGATAATGGTGAAGATGAAATTATTCAAGATTTGAGCGGTAAGCTTCAAGGTCCATGGCCTCTAGATGGTGATCGTCATGATATTGAAATGGAAGATAGTCCAATGCAAGCCGATCCAGATTCAGTTATTGATGAAAATGCAGAAGACTATGTAGGTAAAACAGTTTCGTATATTGATGACAATAGAAATAAAGTGTCAGGTAAAGTTGTCGGATGGTCTGAAAAATATCCTGGATACTTGAGAGTCACAGGATATGAGAAAGGTCGTGATAATTTGATTAAACCGGCAGAGATTTTGAAAGTTATTGATGAATTCTATGACTCAATGCCGTCTAAGCAAGCAGGAAAGAATCCTAAGCAAGTTGGTGAATCAATTGTGCTAGAAGGAAGAAAAATGTTTAAAGACTTATCAGGCTGGAAGTCCCATGCGTCTAAGTTGGGCTTTAAAGTTAAGTCTGTGAATGGTGATAAGGATGCAAATTACACATATCATGCAGTTGATAAAGATGGTAAAGTTAAAGGTAAGTTTGCAACTTTAAAAGTTGCTCAGAACAATCATGGATATATCAATGAAAGTGTAGAATTGAATGAAAAATCTGCGCCAGGTCAAGAATCTTGGATTAAAGCTAATAAATCTAAGTTCGTGAAAGAATACGGTAAAAAGAAAGGCTTAGAAGTTCTTTATGCTACAGCTTGGAAGAGAAGTAAAAAGAATGAATCTGTAAATAACGATGAACAAAGTCAAGCATTCGAATCTATGTTTGCTGAAGCAATGGAAGATAAACCTATGACAAAGAAAACTAAAAAGATTAATGAAAGCTTTGATTTAACGCAAACAGAAGATACTAAGAAGATTGTTGATAGCTTAGGCTCAATGATGAAGCTTGCTGGATTGCAAAGTCAAAAAGCAGAATACAAACCATATGTTGCAGAAAGCGAAGGTGATGTATTTTCTCGCATGATGGATTACTTCGATATAGAAGCACCTGAAAGTGAAGAAGGTAGTGGCGAAGGGTCAGGTGTTGAAAGTGGTAGTGGCGAGGGTAGCGGAGAAAATTGCAGCGATGATGGTGATACTGAAGTCGTTTCAATGTCAAGTGATGGTGAAGGCCATTTCTCGGGACTAGCTGACAACATTAAAGCTCTTGCAACTGGAAAAGAACCAGGTAAGCACTTCGGCGGTTTAGCGGATAAGCTAAATGCATTGAAGGATGGCGAAGTTGATGAAGAAAGAGAAACACCTGATTTTAAAGGAATCGGCGACAAACTTCGTAACCACTTCAAGAAAGATGAATCAGTCAATGAAGGAACATCTGTTGCGGTTCATAAGGCATACCCTGGAAAAGTAAATGCAATCAGGTCCGATTTGCAAAAATATCATAGCGATAACGGTGGTCAGATTCCTTCGTCTCAGCAAGGAGATTATGTGCATTTTCATCTGCCACAAGCAGGACATAACAGTGCTGATGCAGTAAAAAGAACACTACAAGGTCATGAGGGTCACCCAGCATATTCACCAGAAAATGTAAGTGAAGGTATCAATGAAGATTTGAGCGCTACATTAACTATGAGTAAATGTGAAGACGGCAAATCAATGTCATTAACTATCACAGATCAACATGGTGACGAACTTGATAAGCTTCTATGTTTGTCTGGTATTGCACAACCACAAGCTGTTGCAGTAGTTTCTGCACATATGGAACCTACTAACGGAGAAACACCTGAGCAAGCACCAGGTGGTTATCAAGGTGCATATGAAATGGTTGGTGAAGCTGACGAACAATACGCTGATCCAGACAAAGAACCATCTGGTGAATATGGTGACACTCATGCATATAGTAACAATCCTAAGAGAGATGTGTATGATCTAGATACACAGATCAATAAGGGCTCTGATTTGAATTCACCTAAGGGTCAGTATGCTAAAGAATACGATGGCGATAATCGTATGGATACTGCAAAACGTGATGCTGCATTTGAATCTGCTGATCTTGAAGAAGGCTGGATGGATAAATTCAAGAAGGTCGTAGGTAAAAAACCTAGCCTTGATGATGCTACTGCGGATCTTGATCGCGCAAGAAATGAAAAGAAAGCATTTTCAGGAAAGATTGGCGACCACGCACAAGCAGCAGATTACGAAGATGATTTGACATATAGTGATGAACCAAAATCTTGGAAGAAAAATGAATCTGTATCGGAATCAAAACTTTGGGCAGAGTATAAAGGCATTAAATGAGAGCTTATGAAATAACTGAGACTACTGATATTTTTGGAGGTCACAGTAAAGATTTGAAAAAAACAGCATTCCTTTTAAATCCGATTTTAGGTGAGCACGGAAAGCAAGGAACGTTTGACATGAGCGGAAAGCCTGTAGATGCATTTAGATGGGGAACAGAAGATATTGGATGGAATAAACCACCTTTCAATGCGCTGCTTATAAAATCCAGTGGTTATTTAATGTTTAGAATGAGCATGAGAATAATGGGATCAAGAGATTTAGGCATCGGCGTAAATGCGACAAACGAGCAGGATCTTCTGAAGAAAATAGGTGATGATGCGAGAAGTCAAGTTGATAAGTATGCACCTAAATCTCGTATGTCAAAAAGTGCAGTAGCTATTTTAGAAAAATTGGAACAGTTATAATGAGAGCTTATGAGTTTGTCAGGAAGCTAACTGAAGCAGACATGCATCATTATCACCATCAGGCCATACCAGGAGCTAAAACGTTTCCTGGTATGGGGCAGTCTTATGACATGTATAGATTTTCTATTGCATTAGCTGGTTCGCCAGATCATGAGCATCCAATAACTGATGGAACTGATGCTACTGATAATCCAGCTACTATTAGTTATTCTCAAGGTGATGAAGATAAAATTAACAAGGCATTGGCTGCAACAGGAAGATCAAGTGTTCAAGTGTCAGGCAGAGGAAGTAGAGAGCCAGATGATACACACAAAGTTAGCCCTGTATTATCGTTTCCCGGAGTGAAAAGGAAAAGTGGTAAATGAAGCAATATAGAATTACTTCAAAAGATATTATGGGGATGGGTGAAATTGGGGTCCCTGATGCGATTCTTCCACCAGATGATCCAGCTTGGGATTTGATTACTGTTGATAGTGATGCACCTTCAAGCATAGTTAAAACCATTCAAGATGCACAAAAGGGAAAAGAATGAGAGCCTGCGAACTTAATGAAGGCTTTAGAGATTGGTTTAGTAAGGATGAGCAGAGAACAACTGGTCCGCAACTTATGAATTATGCAGACGTTGAGATGATTCAATCTGTAGATAGACTTGCTAGAAGCAAAACAGAAGATGTTTATAACTTAACGAGTATTCATGGGCGAATGAAGTTCATTTATATAAAATATCCAAATTCTTACGAATTTAGAATTGTGTTTCCTAATAACACAACAAAATCTTTCAAATTTACAACAGCATCAGAATTACATAAAATCTTTTATAGATTAATGGATATGCTAGAAAAGAAAAACGGGACTTAATGTCCCGTTTTGTTATTTCATCTTGAATGTCTTACCTTGCTGAGACAAACTTAAATCTAATCGTTGTTCATTGGGCTTTTCGATTCCCAAATACTGCCACCAAGAATCGTGCTTGATCTTAATCGGAGTTTCTTGCTTCCAATTTTGAACAAGGTGGTAGTAATCAGGCTTGAATGGCGGACGCTTTGGCCTGATAAGCTTGTGACCCTTCTTTGAGTTACAGTGATAACAAGAAGTTACACAGTTTTCAAACGTAGTCTTACCTCCCAGCTTACGCGGGATAACGTGGTCGATTGTGAGGTCATCAAAATCAAATACTTCATCGCAATATGCACATTGGAATAAGTCACGAAGAAATAAATTGTATCGTGAAAACTTGACAGCCTTCTTATACCTGAATTGCTCTGTAGAAACTGCAACTGCAGGCACAGCTAGAGCCAAATGTTCTGAACGGATAAACCAATTGTCATACGTTTCCAATACTTGGAGTTTGTCCAAACACTGCAAACGAATGGCATGCTTCCAGCTGATTACAGACAGCGGAAGTATGGAAATTGGTTGATAGCTTTGATTTAGGATTAAGCAGTCGCTCATAAATGCACCTTTTGGTTAAATAATTATATACAACTATTTACTATACACTAACTACATGATATGAGCAATAAAAACGAACAAACAATTGTAAAAACGCCACACAAAAAGGAAGAATTCACATTCGACCAAATTATAGAATTGCAAAGATGTATGGATCCAGTTTTGGGCCCGCATTATTTCTTAAGCAATTACTATCATATTCAGCATGCGACGAGGGGTTGTATTCAATATAAACCATTTCCTTATCAAATTGGGCTAATAGACACTTACCATAATAATAGACACGCTATTGCACTTATGGGCAGACAAATGGGTAAAACGGCTACTGCGGCAGGATACCTACTTTGGTATGCTATGTTTGTGCCTGATTCAACGATTTTGGTCGCTGCCCACAAATACATCGGTGCTCAAGAAATTATGCAGCGTATTAGATTTGGATATGAACATTGCCCAAACTTTATTCGTGCTGGTGTTCCTAGCTATAATAAAGGTTCTATAGACTTTGATAATGGCTCTCGTATTATGTCTCAGACGACTACTGAAACAACAGGTCGAGGCATGTCTATTTCTTTATTGTATTGTGACGAGTTTGCATTCGTTCCACCGAACAAAGCGAAAGAATTTTGGACATCAATTTCTCCTACCCTTGCGACTGGCGGTAAAGCAATTATCACATCAACTCCTAACTCAGACGAAGATCAATTTTCTCAAATCTGGAGAACTGCACTTAAAACTATTGACGAATATGGTAATGATATAGGAATAGGTCGCAATGGTTTCAAAGCATTCAAGGCTATATGGAATGAACATCCAGAGCGCGATCAAGGTTGGGAAAACGAACAGCGTGCAAGCGTCGGCGATGAACGCTTTGAACGAGAACATAATTGTGAATTCATTATTAATGATGAAACACTTATTTCTCCTATGAAGCTTCCGACATTGATGGGAATTGAACCTGTCGATAAGATTGGCCAAGTCAGATGGTATAAACAACCCAAAGCTGGATTTACTTATGCTGTAGCGTTAGATCCAGCAATAGGAACAGGTGGTGACTATGCAACAATTCAAGTTGTTGAACTTCCTACATTGATTCAAGTGGCAGAATGGCAGCATAACAAGACACCAGTGGAAAAGCAAATTTCTATTTTGAATGATATTACAACACATCTTTGTGAAATTGCTGGTGATGACAAAGTATATTATAGCTTAGAAAATAATACTCTAGGTGAAGCTCATTTAGTTGTCATTCGAGAAATCGGAGAAGAAAACATAAAAGGATATTTCTTAAGCGAGCCATATCGTCCAGGACAACAAAGGCTTTATAGAAAAGGTTACAATACAACAAATAAGAAGAAACTTGTTGCGTGTAACAAATTCAAGAGTTTAGTTGAGAAAGATAAGCTCACAATAAACAGTAAGAATTTGATATCAGAATTGAAGAATTTCGTGGCAGATGGCACCGGTTATGCGGCAAAACCAGGCGAAAATGATGACTTAGTTACCGCCATGTTACTTTGTGTATCTATGATACAACAATTGCAAAATTTCGATGCTGAAATCGATACTGCTATCAAAGAGGGTCTAGATGAAGATATGGAAATGCCATTGCCCTTCTATATTGGAAGCACGCCCTTCTCAGTCTAAAACTAATAAATATAGTATCAAAGAGAGTTTTAATGAAAAATATTGACGACATTGCAGAGAAGCTATTCGGAAAAATCAGATCAAGATTTCCTCGTATCTCGTTAGGTAAAGAAGATGCAAAGGCAACCTCTATGCCACGAGAAGCGAGATTTATTAACTTCGATTTTGAATTTGATGGCAGCGACTTAGGTAACGTAACGATTTCTTTGAACGATCAAGATTCATTGAAAGTATATTATGGTTCGAATGTTACAAAAAATTTGACTGACCCACATGCAAAAGAAAAATGGTTCGGATTCTTGAAAGAGTTGCGCTCATTTGCAAAAATGAACATGCTTAGTTTCGATCCTCGCGATATCGGTAAAGGTAATATGCAAGTTAATGATATTCGAAATCTCGCATATACAAAACAAGCATACACTATGAGAGAAAGTATTGAACCTCTCAAGGGAACATCTAAGACTAGTTACCAAAACTTTGGTCCAATTAAACTTGTAATCAAACATTCAGACAAAGTAGATGAAGGCGTCAAAGGCGCCAGAACTCGCAAGATTGATTCAATTTACTTGGAAACAGATGAAGGCGAAAGATTCAAGATGCCATTTAAAAAGTTAAGTGGTGCAAGAGCAATGGCTAGACATTTGATGAATGGCGGACAAGTTTATGATGATTTCGGACGTCATATCAACAATATGATTAGCGAAATGAGTGACCTAGCACACTTCGTTAGAAAGACAAAAAACACCGTATATGAAGACAGTGAAACGACAGATATTGTTGAAACAGCTATAGATCATTACTATGACATGCATAAGAAACTTTCTAGTCTTAAAGGGCAAAAGGGCTATCAACGCGCATTAGAAGATATTAATGGATCTCAAGATGGTGGCGCAGCAATGAGTGCAGCCCGAGCACCAAATGATTCATCTTCAGCAATCGGAGCAGTTAAACCAGATTATGATCGTTTTGCGGAATCATTGAAAGACAAATTTACACGCAAATCATTTGATGATAAATTTGAAGCAGCATTACCACACATTGCAAGAGCATATGCAAATAAGCAGAATCGTGATACAGCAATGGAAGCAACTATGAAGTCATTCATTAGAACTCCAAATATCACTAAAGATCCAATGAAGACGGATAAATTTAAAGAAATGAAAGATGTAATGAAGATGGAAGATAAATCTTCATTGGCTACTAGAATCTATGAATTTATTGAAATTAATGAAGATAGCCCAGAGGTTAAAAATTTAGCTCGTTCAGCAAAACGTTGGTCGTCAAATCTAGAAGAATCAGAGAGCAGAAAAATATTAGCACTTGAATTTGCAAAAGCATATATGGGCTCATTACGAACGAACAAAAATCAGGAAAAAGCAATTCAAGAATTTGCTGAATCTATCGAAAGATTGTCAGAAGGCACTTGGGCTATGCCAGACACTGAAGCTAAGGTTAAGGAATTGCAGACTATTCTTGAAAAGCCACTTGAATTTGGAGTAGATGGGAACAACGCAAGTTCAGCACTGTATAATGTTCTAGGGGACGAGGGTTTGTTTGATGAATTGTATTCAGGTTCAAAGCATTCTGGGCCTGATGCTGATGCTCGCCCTATGATTGAGTGGTGGATACGCCATAATATGCCAGAGTTGGTTCAACAGATTGATTTTTCTCGTATGAAGCAACAAGATCGTAAAAAGAAGAAGGCAACAGAATCAATCCAGACTGAAGAAAAGACGGCAGTAATGGAAGATATGAAACGTTTAGCAGGACTATAAATCTAAATTAGTTGTATGGTAAAATGAAACAGCCTTAACATAACATTAAGGCTGTTTTTCTTTGTATTTGTGTTGCTATGATAAATACATATAGTGTAGAATCTACACTTAAGTTGATTCAAACAAGAAGGTTTGAATCATCGGGAAAATATAAACACCAAAGGAGAAATTATATGACCTCATTAGCAGAAATCCGTGCCAAGCTAAAAGCGCAACAAGACAAGCTAGGCAATAATCAAAAAAATACAGACACAATTCTTTTCGCACATTGGAACATCCAAGAGGGTGATACAGCTTCAGTGCGATTCCTACCAGATGCAGATTCCTCAAATGACTTTTTCTGGGTTGAAAGACTTCAGATTAAGCTTCCTTTCGCAGGTGTAAAAGGTAAATCCGATAAACCAGTCGTAGTTACTGTTCCTTGCGTTGAAATGTGGGGAGAACATTGCCCTATTTTAGCTGAGGTTCGCACTTGGTTCAAGGACAAGGCTCTAGAAGATATGGGTCGTAAGTATTGGAAAAAGCGCAGTTATATTCTTCAGGGTTTCATTCGTGAAAACCCAAATAAAGATGATGTTACAGAAAATCCTATTCGTAAATTGTTGCTAACACCTGAGCTATTCAAGCTTGTCCGTGAAGGCATCATGAATCCTGAAATTGAAGAAATCCCAACTCACTTTGAGCAAGGTCTTGATTTTAGAATTAAGAAGGGATCTAAGGGTGGTTATGCAGACTACAGCACAAGTAATTGGGCTCGTCGTGAAAGTGCATTGACTAGTGAAGAACATGAGGCAATCGAAAAGCATGGTCTATTTGACTTGAAAACATTCTTGCCAAAGAAGCCAAATGAAGTAGAGTTGCAGGTAATGAAAGAAATGTTCGAAGCAAGCGTCAATGGCGAACCATATGATTTAGAACGCTGGGGTCAATACTTCAAGCCATTTGGTATGAAGGATGATTCAGATACAGCAGGTGCAGAAGCTTATGCAACTCATAATCAAGTTGAAAAAGAATACCATGCACCAAAATCAGACGTTTCTGTGACTACAATCCCAGCACGTAAAGTTATTGAAAGTCATGATGACGAAGATGTTAAGGCACCAGATGCAGCATCTGGAAATAACCAAAAAGCGCAAGACATTTTGGCTATGATTCGTAATCGTAAGAAGGACTAATCAGTAATTGTGTGCATCACAGAGTGACGACTATCAATAGAGGTTGTCACTCTTTTTTATAGGATAAAATAATATGGCTAAGCCTTTCGATATAAGTAAGTTCCGCAAAAGCATTACAAAAAGTATTCCAGGTATCAGTGCAGGATATAATGATCCTAAGGATTGGATTAGCACTGGTAATTATGCATTAAATTATTTGATTTCTGGCGATTTCTTTAAGGGAATCCCGCTAGGAAAAGTTACAGTATTCGCAGGAGATTCTGGAGCAGGTAAGAGTTACATCTGTTCTGGCAATTTGATTAGACATGCTCAACAGCAAGGAATTTTTGTTGTCTTGATTGACAGTGAAAATGCACTAGATGAAGCATGGTTGCAAGCACTAGGCGTCGATACAGACGAATCTAAGATGCTAAAGCTTAATATGGCGATGATTGATGACGTTGCAAAGACTCTCAGTGATTTTGTTAAGGATTACAAAGAACTGCCAGAAGATGAACGTCCTAAGGTTTTATTTGTAGTTGATTCACTAGGTATGTTGCTTACTCCAACTGATGTGAATCA